TACAAAGCGTCAATCCTAATTTTCGCACAAAAACAAGCATGAAAGTAGGGCAATACATATACACGAAGTTAGCAGCCACAAGCGCCGTCACGGCACTTGTCGGCACTCGGATATATCCTGTTTTCATTGCTCAGGAAGCGCCGCTTCCGGCAATTGCGTACACGGTGGATAACAGGCCAACGGACGCAATGAAAGACCAAAAAGCCGATCATGACACAGCAACTGTAACCTTTACATTTTGGGCGGACGCTTCACAGGGTGCGGACGCGTATTCAGCGCTTGATAGCGTTGATTTGGCGGTCAGGAATGCGCTTGATTTCGTTACAGGCGCGGCGGGTGGCGTGACAGTCGAAGCGTGCAAGTATGTCGGTTCTATTGACGGAATGGACGCGGACAGCATGACGTTAAGTCGGACGGCAACATATCAATTTATTACGCGGAATTGATATGGCCACCACACAGCAGGAAATAAACGCTATCATCAGCAATCTAAAAGCGCTAAACTCGCAGATTGCAAAAACAATCAAGTCAGACCTTAAAAGCCCTGCTGATTTTTTAGCGTCCGCAATAAAAGGAAGAACACCAATCGGAGCGCGTGTGCATAAGCGTTACAAGTCGGGCAAAAGTATGTTATTCAAGCGAATGCCGAAAGGCAGCGGAGTGGTAGTAGCTACATACAGGCCCGGCAACCTTCGCAAGTCAATCAAAACGCTTACAAAGTTGCGGCGCGTGAAGTATGCGCAAATTGTCGGAGCGAATACCGGAAGCGGCACGAATGACGGTTATTACCTGCACTTCTCAAACAACGACGTTAAAATGTCAAACGGCAAAATAAGACCTGGAAAGCGCTTTGTCGAATCGGCTATTTTGGCGGCAGGCCCGGCGGCGCAACGTGCAGTTGTTCAAATCCTACAAAACAAACTTTCAAACGCCAACAGAGCGGGGCAAATGTCTAATTCGTCCGCTTGGGCATCAGGATACCGATAACATGAAAATACGCTACATCACAGACGCAAACGGGTTCGGGGCCGGTACGGTTGCCGAACACGATGAACCGACCTGCAACGCTCTGATAAGTCAGGGTATTGCCGAAACAGTACCGGAAGGCACGAAGTCGCGCAAGTACCCACCAACGGCAAAGGTTGAAACCTTTTGCGTGCCACCATCAGCAACTACAACAGCCAGTACGGAAGTTGTTTCAGTTACATACGCTCCTGAGAAATCAGGCTTTTTCACCAAAAACAAACGCTAAACATGGCCACAGTATTAGCTAAAAACATGAAGCTGTATTCGGGCGCTACGCCAACAGCCTTCACCTGTCAGGTTGACGCATCAATCAGCTTGTCAACCAACACTTTTGAAACGACCTGCAAAGACAGCGCCGCAAACGCTGAATACCTTGCCGGTACCAAGTCATGGACTGCATCCGTATCGGGTCTTCTCGATTATGCCGCTACTAATGGTTGGGAAGAAATGTTTACAGCATGGACAAACAGTACCACCGTTGCACTTGTTTTCCAAACCGGAACCGTCGGCGACAAGAAGTACAGCGGTTCCGCTATCATCACATCCATGAACCTTAATTCATCAGGCAATGATGAAGCGGTTACATGGGATTGTGAGTTCCAGGGAACAGGCGCATTAAGCGAAGCAACCATTTCGTAGATATGAACAGGCAGGTTAAAATTGGAGGAAAGAACCGCCCTATTCGCTTCGATATGGCGGCACTATATATCTACGAAGAGCAAACCGGACGGAGCGCACTCGGCGACATGGCAACATTCGCTCAAGGCGCTCCATCTGTTCGGGTAATGGTTGACTTGGTTCATGCAGGACTTGTCAGGGGCGCAACGTACTTCAGGCAGACATTTGAGGCTGATAAGTACCTTGTTGCCGAATGGCTGACAAGTTCGCAGGAAATACTACCTGAAGTGATGAAGATGTTTGAACAGTCGTTTAACAGCGGCGAAACACCTGATGATGAAAAAAACGGAGCAGGCCCGACGGCGGAAGCGTAAAGCGTCCGAGTTGGGCTGACTTGCTAAAGGATGCGGCGCAAATCGGAATGACTGAAGAGGAGTTTTGGGAATCAACACCTGCATTCTTCTCATTCAGACAAAAAGCGCACGCAGAGAAATTCCGCAACGAATGGGAACAAACACGCTACATTTCCTTTGTGGTGGCGAAAACGGTTGATAGTAAGAACAAACTGAAACGTCCGTCACAACTACTTCCGTTCGATTGGGATGCAAAGCCGGATCTCAAAAAACTGGATGAATTTACAGAAGCGGAGCGGGCTGAATTTGACAAGTTCGACGCTGAAGCGGATGAAATTCTGAAGCGCACCAATCCGGAAATGTACGCAAAACACATGGCGGCCAAACAGGCGGCACAAAAAACCTAAACGTAGTAAGCATGGCAAAGGCATCAGACTTAAACGTCCGATTAGGACTAATTTTCGATGAAAAAGCGCTCGGTCAGGCAGAGCGTTCCCTTCGCCGTGCAGGTGACAGGCTTACGAAAGTCGGCAATGAAATGATGACGGGCCTGACATTGCCGCTTGGCCTGTTCGGTGCATCAGCGATCAAAGCGGCGGGTGATTTGGAATCGCTGACAAAAGCACTCCAAACGCAATCAGGAAGCGCGGCGGCTGCATCGCAGGAATTACAAAAGCTAACCGAACTTGCGCGAAATCCAGGTTTAGGAATAGAGGAAACAATACGGGCATCCGTTCGCCTTCAATCCGTTGGAATTGAGGCCGACAAGGCACGCGGAATCATTAAGGAATTGGGCAATGCAATCGCAGCATCAGGCAACGGTGCGCAAGAGTTTGACAGCGTTGTTAAGCAGTTCGCGCAAATGATTTCAAAGGGCAAAATATTACAGGAAGATATTTCCGTAATATCCGAAAGTCTGCCGATGATTAGTCAATTGATGGAAAAGGCGTTTGGCACTTCAAGTGTTGAAATGTTGCGGCAAAATAACGTATCAGTTGAAGAGTTCATCGGAAAGATTACGCAGGCGGCATCCGAATTACCACGTTTTGAATCCGGCATCAAAAACAACATATCAAACGCACTTGATGAAATGCGGATTTCATTGGGTAAGGTCGGACTTGCAATTGAAAATTCATTCAACGTATCAGGCAACTTGTCTGCATTCGCTGAATGGTTAAGCGGATTAGCAGCAACTTTTAGCAGCCTCAATCCCGCAGTTCAATCCGCAATACTTTACTTTGGTGCGTTTTTGGTTGCAATCGGCCCGATTGCAAAAACCATCGGAAATATTCAACTTGTTTCGTCCGTACTTACAGGCGTGTGGGCCAAACTACTTCCGAAGGTTCAGGAACTTACAAAGTGGCTCGGTTTGCAGCGGGCGGCATTTATAGCGTTAACGCCCGCAACACAGGCCTTTGTTGCGATTGGTTTAGCGGTGGCAATTGGTACGATGGCCTACAACATGGGCCTGTTCAATCGCGAATTAACGGCATCGGAAAAGGCGCTTGCAAAGGTTAACGAACTGACACAGCAGGCGAAGTCAGACACGGCAGCGGAGCGGTTACAGGTTCAGCAGCTCATTGAAATACTCAAGGACGAAAATCAGGGAAGGGAAAACAAGATTTCCGCACTTGAAAAACTGAAACAAATCAGCCCTGAATACTTTGGGCAGCTTGACATTGAAAAGCTATCAGTCGAAAAGTTAACAGGCGCTTATGATGGATACGTCAATAGCCTTGTGATGGCTGCACGCGCTAAGCGCGCGGAGGGCGAACTAATCAAGATTGACGAAGAACTACAAAAGGCGCTTGAGGCTAAAACTAAAGCACAGAAGGCGTACAACTACATGGTTAGTGTAGGCCGCGCAACAAGTGACGAGGCGGGCGCGTTGGTAGCGGCAAATGAACAGGTAGATGCCCTGCAAAGGCAGTTTAACGCAATTAAAAATGTAATCTATCAGGAGCAAGTAAGACAAGGCGTAATCAAAGCAGCGCCGCCGCGTGATTTTAGCGACATTACAGGGCTAAAGATGGAATCCGATGAATTGCGGCAAAACTCGCTCCTGTACAAATTAAGTGCCGATGCGGTTGGAAAGGCAACCACCGCAAAAACTACATTTAAGAAGGTCACAGATGGCGTAGTGGAAAGCACGAAAAGCAGCACGAAAGAACAGAAGGCGCTAAATGATGAACTGGAAAAAACGGCGGTAATTACATCGGGGCCAATAGCCAACTTTGGGCAAATACCGACGCTACCAACGCCAACAGGGGTTACATCGGAAGCGCCTGTTATTCCTAATATTACAGCACTCACAACGCAGGCAGGAAACATATATCAGTCATTTTCGGAGCGTATAGGGGCGATAAATACAGATATGCAGGGCGGCATATTGTCGTTCGGTAATGCGTTTCAGCAGACATTTGCGGCAATAGCTGAATCAGGCACAGGCGTACAACAGGCATTTTTTGGCATTGCTGATGCGCTTATGCAGACGGCGGAGCAGGGCAGTTCGTCGCTTAAAGAATTTGCAACCGCAGCGGTAGGTGCGGCGGCTAAAGTGGTCAGGGCGCAAATACAGGAAGCTGTTGCAGGTTCGATAACAACAGCGCTTGCGCGCTCAGGTATTCCGTTTCCTTTCAATATTGCAGCAGGCGCGGCAGCAGGCGCAGCCGCATCAGGGTTGTTCAATAAATTGCTTTCGTCAATCAAAGTGCCTGGGTTTGCACGCGGAACGAAATACGCTCCCGGTGGTTTGGCAATGGTCGGGGAATACGGGCCGGAATTAATGAACGTGCCGCGTGGCTCACAGATACTATCCAATAACCGAACTAACCGCGCACTTGAGGGTATCAATTCACAGGCCAATATTTCAGGTGAATTTACAGTTCGCGGTACTGACTTGGTGTTAGTATTGGAAAAGGCACAATCAAAGCAAAAACGCATATTTTAAATGGGATTAAGACTGTACGGAATCGGGAAAGCGCCTAACGGCACGCAATACAACGCGTCAATATATGATACTACCTATTCAGGTAGCGATTCATCGTTTGACATTGCGCGTAATGGCATACAAATAGAATGGAAAGCATCAGAGCAAGAGGATTTATATAGCCCGATATATGGCAGCGTCTGCACTATTGATATGCTTGTTCCTGTCAGCAACAGCACGTTAACGACATTCATTTCAGACGTTCGCACATCGAAGGAAGGGCGCTTTCATGTAGAAATAACAACACAGGCGGGGGCGAAGATTTGGCGGGGCATATTAACACCCGACACGCTATCCGATGAAACCGATGAAGGTCCAATTTTCATAGCGTCATTAACTGCAATTTGCGGACTTGCGGCGCTGAAAACCGTACCGTATTATGATTCAGGTTCGCTCTACACAGGCAGATATACGCTGATTCAGCACATATTAACGGCGCTCGGCAAATTGTCGCACGTTCCGGTATTTTGGGGCGCGGATGACGCATTCCTTGAAACGTCATTAGATTGGTGGTCGGTCGGGATGACGGCGGGCGGAGTAAATGACCCGCTAAACATTGCCTATTGCGATCATTCAGCGTTTTACGATTTCAAGACAAAGGGCGGAACGGATAAAGACGTACTTTCATGTTATGAAGTATTGAGAAACATTTGCACGTCGTTTGGCGCTCGCATTCGTATGCGTGATGGTATGTATGTCGTGGAACAGCTTGATTACCGCGCAAATACAACCTACGAATACCGGCGCTACAAAAAAGGCGGCGCGGCTCATTCAAACGCATCGCACTCAGGGGTAATAACCGTCAACCAAACCAAAACAAGCGGAGCAAAGTTATCATTCGTTACATACGATTATCAGTCGCAGCTTGCAAAGGCACAGCAAACGTATGAAGTTAGGCTAAGACGCAATTTTTGGCAAAATATCGTCATTGATAGCACGACTACATTTAACTTCAATCAGACCATATCAGCGAACGCAGGCGCAACAACTATGCGCATCAGAGGCACGTTTTTCATCACATTGAAGAACAATACCTATTCAGGTAGTGCATCTGATATTCTGATTCCTGAGATGAAGTTGAAACTGAAGATAGGTGACAGATACCTTGACCGAACTGTTACATTTTCCAATTTCAGTTTTTACTACAATGACGCTACCTGGAGTACGGACAGTTCTAAAAATATGTCAATCGTTGCGGGCGGTCAAAAAGTAGCGCCTGCCGGTTCCTCCGCTGTTTACGTTCAAGGTTTTGATTTTATTACGCCTGCAATACCGGCGGACGGCCTAAACAATAGCGTATCAGCGGCGGTCGGTTCCATTGTAAAGAATGACGGCACATCTGTAAACAATGCGGAGTTTACAATCACATGGAGCGCGGGCGGTTTGTGGTTGGAAATATACGATCAGGGAACGCCGGATGTGCAGGAAGATGAAGTGTTGTACGAAGCTGACAATTCTGACGGCGGTACTGATACATGGGAATGCGTGACGCGTGTGGGCGGTGGTTCGCTTAATTATTTGGGCGCTCTTATGAATAGTGACGCATCATCAGCCTATTCGGCATGGGGGCAAGGCTCCGGCACGCGTGACAAGGCGCTTGGTTCCATACTTGTTAAGCGGGTGCAAGA